AAGATTTTAGTACCACAGCAGCAAATAATACTACAGTAGGTTCAATTAGTGTTGCAGAAGGAATGTTACCTTCTAACATTAATAATGCTTTCAGAGGTTTAGCTGCAGAAATTAGAGAATGGTATAACGATTCTCAATGGGTTATTTATGGAGATGGTGATGGTTCATTTACTATTACTTATGCTTCAGCAACTTCATTCACAGTATCAGGTGTAGATGTTACAAGTTTTTATCATGTTGGTCGTAGAGTAAAAGCAATAGCTACAACTCCAGGAACTATTTATGGAACAATTAGTGCAAGTACATTTTCAACTAATACAACTGTAACAGTAACATGGGATAGTGGTTCATTAGCTAACGAAGCTGTAAGTATTTATGTTGGTGTTTTATCTAAAACAAATGATTCAATTCCAGAACTAGTTATTACTAATGCTAAAATTTCTGCATCAGCTGCAATTGATTTAACTAAAATAGGTAGTGGTGCAGTGTCAAGTACAGAATTTGGATATTTAGATGGAGTAACATCTGCGATACAAACACAACTTGATGCAAAACTTGTTAAAGCAAATAATTTATCTGACTTAACATCAACATCTACTGCAAGAACAAATTTAGGTTTAGGAACTATAGCAACTCAAGCAGCAAGTGCTGTCGCTATAACTGGTGGAAGTATATCAGGTTTAAGTTCACCAACAACTGGATCTGAACCAACAACTAAAACTTATGTAGATAATTTAGTTACAGGATTAAGTACTAGAATTATATGTAGAGCTGCATCAACTGCTGATGTAACAATAGCTTCTGCTTTAGAAAATGGCGATACATTAGATGGAGTTACACTTGTAACAGGAGATAGAGTATTATTAAAAAATCAAACAACAGCTTCACAAAATGGTATTTATACTGTTGTAGCTTCTGGTTCAGCTTCAAGAGATACTCAGTTTGATACTATTACAGAACTTGCTGGACAGTTAGTTATTATTCAAGAAGGAACAGTAAATGCCGATACGTTTCATTTATGTACTACAGACACAAGTGCTACACTTGGTTCAAGTTCAATTTCATTTACACAAGTAACACCATCTAATTCAGGTACAGTAACATCTGTTGTTGCAGGAACTGGTTTAACTGGTGGAACAATTACTTCTTCAGGAACTTTAGCAATTGATACTGGAGTTGTTACAACATTAACTGGCACTCAAACATTAACTAATAAAACATTAACATTACCTACTATTGATAATATTAAAATTGGATATTCAACAACTGCCACAGCAGCTGGTACAACTACATTAACAGTATCAAGTAACTATAAACAATATTTTACAGGATCAACTACACAAACTATTGTGTTACCAGTTGTAAGCACACTAACACTTGGACATACTTTTGAAATTCATAACAACTCAAGTGGTTCGCTTACAATAAATTCTTCTGGTTCTAATTTAGTGGGAACAGTTGAAGCCAATATGACTGCAGCATGTACTTGTATTTTAGTTACTGGAACAACTGCAGCTTCTTGGGATTTTGATGTAACTGGATTTACTTCTGCTTTACCTGTTACAAGAGGTGGAACTGGATTAACTGCATTAGGAACTTCATTACAATCATTAAGAGTTAATTCTGGTGCTACAGCTTTAGAGTTTGCAACAGCAAGTGCTGGTTTTTCTGGTGCTACAACAACTTCTTCTGCTGTTGATATAACATTAACAAGTGCTTCTACTCAGGTTCAAAATGTAACTATGACTGCCGCAGATAAAGCAGTTATACTTCCTGACGCCACAACTTTAACAACAAAAGGATTTCCAGTTTTTGTTATTATCAATGATGGTGTTTATCCGTTTTCTATTAAGAATAATAGTGGTGCAGTTATTGTAAATGTTTCTCCATCAAATTCTGTTGAATTAAATTTAATTTCAAATTCTACATCAGCTGGAGTTTTTGCTAAAGAAGATGCACCAATAAATATATCATCTACACCTTTTACAACAGTAAAAACTGGGACAACAGGAACAACAGGTATAACTTATGCTTACGGAGTATTTAAACTTGATGGTATAAGTGCTAGTGCAATATCATCTACATCTGCTCTTATAACTTATCATGCTGGAACATCTAATAGAGATATTTATGGTGTTGTAGTTTCTTATTCTGGTACAACTATTACAGTAAATTCAGAAACACTTTTATATAGTGGAACAACAACAGCTTCTACACTTAGTCAAGGATTAATGCTTAGTGCTACTAATGGATTTTTATTTGTTCAAAGAGCATCAAATCATGTTGTAGTTCCTTTTACAATTTCTGGAACAACTATAACAGCAGGAACAGCAAGTTCAACTTTTGGAATAGGCACTAGTACCGCATCTGCTTCTATGGGAGTTGCAATTGCTATGACTTCAACTGAAGCATTACTTCCTCTTAGAGATAATGCGGCAAATCCAACTTTTGTTTTAAGAAACATTATTCATAATGGTGCATCAGCACCTACACTTGGTACAGCATCATCAGTAATAACAGCTAGTAGAGCAGACTATGCTTTAGGATTATTATCTAAAATAGATTCAACAAATGCTTTTTTGACATATAGAGCTGGTGGTAATTCTTATAGTGCGGCAAGAGTTGTAACAATTAGTGGTGGTTCAGCACCAACATTAGGAACTGCAAATACATCATCAGTATCACAACTTTCAGATGATGCTATTAACTCAAGTTTATTTAAAGTATCAAGTACAGAATTTATTGTTATTGGTGGTTCAGGAAGCGAAAATTATACAGTTTCAGGAACAACTGTAAGCTATACTGGTGTTGAATTACATTCAACAGTAAATGCTTCTGAAACTGCTAACACTTATGCGTACTGTGCTGGACAACTTACATTTGGCAATAATATGTTAATACATGGAAGAGATGTTGGTACATTTGTTATAAAATCAAAACTTGGAAATTTCTTTCATGTTAAACAAAAACTAATTAGTTTAAGTAGAACTTTTATTGCAACAGCTTCAAATGGTACAAATGGTTTTGCTTGGGAGAATTTAGATTCAACAACTGGAATAGGAGTAACTAATAATAATGGAACAACAACAATTGCAGCAACAATAATTAAATACATAGGAACATAAAATGAAAAAAATATTAACAGATAATAATGGTGGAATATTCGGAGTCTTCAATAATGTTAAGCAAGTAGCAAATGGTTACATTTGTGATGGTGCTTCTTACCAAACAATAGTAACTGGAGCAGTAACAGTTGAGGAAGTTGCTGATGATTACACAATACCACAACCAGATGTTATTGAGATTATACCACCTGCAAAACCAACATTAGAAGATTTACAAAAACAAATAGAAGAACTACAAAAGAAAATAACATGATACCTTATACTAACGAAGAACTAGAATTTATTAACAAAGGAGAACACTATGTTTAATTTTAATCCCTTTAAACTTCCAAACTATAAAGAAGTTAAAGAATCAACTGAGAAGTTATATGCTGATTCTGTTAAATTCTTTGAAGAATGGGTTGAGGATGTTAAGAAGTATTTTAATAAAAAGTAAATGGCTAATACATATAAAAGTTATTTTGTAGATTTAACAACTACAAATAAAACTCTTATTTATACTGTCCCTGCTAATACAACTGCACTAGTTAAAACAATTCAATTAACAAATGAATCTGGTAACGTTAACGTTCAAGTTTATGTTACTGATACATCAGCAAGTGTTGAGTATGAAATAGCTCATATAACAATGGCAGCTAGATCTACTGATAACTTTGCATTTGGTACTATAGTTTTAGAAGCTGGTGATTTAATAAAGATTCAGGCAGCAACTGCTAATACAGTTACTGGAGTAATATCAGTTTTACATGTTCAGTATTAATGGATGTTATTAGAATACCAAAAGAGAAAACAGAATCAGTTTGGATTTTAGTTAAAGAGTATATTAGAAATGCTTTAATATATTCTGGAAGTCATCATAATACTGACCATTATAAAGATTTAATTAAAGACGGTAAGTTACAACTTTGGATTATTTGGGATGAGAAAAAACCTAATGTAGATGAACAATTTAATGGACTTGTTCTCTCACAAATCATACAAAGAAGCATAAAAAAAGTCTTACATTTGCCTATGGTTACAGGTAAGAATAGACAACAATGGCAAGATTTAATTGTAAAGATAGAAAATTTTGCTATAGATCAAGGATGCGATTGCATGGAATTAATTGCAAGACCAGGTTGGCAAAAGATTCTTGATAAATATAAGTACTATAGAACCCATGTAGTATTAGAAAAAAACTTAAAAACAGAGGAAAAATAATATGTCATTTCTAGGCGGCGGCGGTGGATCAGGAACTACAGTAAATACAGTAACTCCTTATGCTCCAGCTCAACCAGCATTAAATCAAATTTTAGCAAACGCATCAACATTATATCAACAAGGTGCAACGTCTCCTTATGTTGCTCCAAGTCAACAAACATTAACTGGTTTAGGTATTCAAGAATCATTAGGTACAGCTGGCGCACAACAATTAGCAAGTACATTAGCTGGTAATTATCTTAACCCATTCTTATCTCCAATCATTCAGCAAGCTGGACAAGAAGCGTATAGTACAGTTGCTCAACAATTTTCAGGAGCAGGAAGAACTCCAGGTTCTCCTATGTCTCAACAACAAGTTGCAGATATTGTAGCTCAAAGAGCTTTGCCTTTAGCTTTTCAATCTTATGGTCAAGAAAGACAAAATCAATTAGGAGTTGCTCAATCAGTTCCAAGTTTATTTACAACTGGTCAGCAATTAGAACAATTACAAAGACAATATCAACAAGCGCCATTTCAAGCATTACAACAATATGCTGGTCTTGTTAGTCCAATTGGTTCAGGATTGCCTACACAAACTAGAGATATGCAATCTCAATCTAATCCATTAACATTAGGATTAGGTGGTGCATTAATTGGTTCACAAGTTTTACCAAGTATATTTAGTTCATTATCTCCAGGAATGGGTGCTGCTTATGGTGGACTTGGTGCAGCAGGTTTAGGATTATTAGGATTATTATAATATGGGTTTTATTAGTGATGCTGTTGAAGATGTAGGAGATTTTATTGGTGATACTGTTGAAACAGCATTTGACAATCCACTTGAAACAGCTGCTATTATAGCTTCAATATATTATGGAGCGCCATATTTAGCAGAAGCAGCGGCTGCAGAAGGAGCAGCGGCAGCGGCGGCAGGATCAACATTTGGTTCTTCAACAGCTGCAGAAATAGCAGCAGCAGAAGCAGCAAGCGCCGCAGCATATACAGGCGGAACAGGTTTGTCTCAAACATTATTTGGATCTACACCAGGATTAACAGCACAAGCAATTGCTGAAGGTGCAGTTCCTACTGCAACACAAGGTTATATAGGAGCAGGTGGTTCATTTAATCCTTTGGCAGGATATTTAGGAAATATAATTCCATCTACACCAACAGATTTTTTAACTTCATTTATTCCAAAAACACCTGGAGAAATTGCAAATACTTTAGGAATCGCATCTTTATTAGGTGGAGCTGTTATACCAAGACCAGAAGTTCCTGGTGTTAATATGACTATACCACAAAGCAATGTTCCTCAGTATGGTACAGGTCAAACTATTTTTAATGCTTATAATTCTGCTAAACGAAGTGTAAATGATATTTTATATCCACAAGGATTATTAGGTACACAACAACCAAGAACAGCAGGTATTTATTCAAACTACTTACAACAACAAGGATTATTACAATGAACGATTTAACAGAATTATTAAAAAAATATTATGGTTATGGAATTAATGACCAACTTGGTTTAACTGAATCAACATCTATAGATGGTGGGTTGGAACAAGATATGGGATTACAAAATAAATCATTATTAGGTTCTGATAGAAAAACAAATAACACTTTAAGTTTAATGGGATTACTTGGTAGCCCAGAAGCATTAACAGGATTAGGTTTAATATCTGCTGGTATGAAGGGTCAAAGTATTGGCGAAGCTGCATTACCATCTTTTGTTGAAGGATTAAAAATATCTTCAAGTGTTAGAGCAATGACTAAAGAACAAGAACAACAAAAAGCAATTGAAGAATTTGGTAGTCAAGTTCCTGAACAATACAAACCATTATTTAAAGCGTTTCCAAAAGAAACAATGAAATTATTATTAACACCTAAACAACCAACTTTAACAGCATTGGAAGTTAATGCGTTAGAAAAAGTTAGAGCTGGAACTCCATTAGATGCAGCTGATAAAATATTAATTGATAAATTAAAACAAGGAAATCCATTTAATGCACTTATTGGTGATATATTCTCAGATCCAAAAATCCAAGAACAAATAAAAAAATATGCATCAAAAAACATAGACACACAGGGTCAAAAATCTGATGCAACTACACAAACTCCTACTGCTCCTACAGATATTAAATCAACATCTGATTTTCAAACTGTTAAAAAAACAAATCCTAGTGCTACAGATGTTGAAATTGAAAGTTTCTTAAAGAAAAAATTTCCAGATAAATATAAATAATTATTATTATGGCTATGCAAATTATAGATCCTTTTGAACAAAAGGGTTCTATCAATATTATTGACCCATTTGAAAAACCAATAGAAGAACAAACTTCTTTAGACAAGGCATTTGGCAATCTAAGTAATGCAGATATTATTGCTGGTAAGAAAAAAGGAGATCAACCAACAACTGTAATCAAAGATCCTTTCGCAGATACTCCATCTTCTTCAATAATAATTAATCAATTAAAAGAAACTTGGAAAGAAGATTTGGGAGTTACCCAAGAAAATAAAGAAAAATTAAAATGGTTACTTGGTGATCCAGATAATACATTATTAGGAAAAGCTAATAATTATTTATTTGATACAGGATCAAAAGCAATAGATGGTGTTCTTAGAACAGGAACTTCACTTGGCTTAATTGCTTCTGGTTTAGCAGGAGATTTTGTTAATGTAGTATATAAAGCCACAGGAAATGATCCTGGTGGAGCAGGAGAAAGATTAACAAGAGATGTTAATATTGGATTAATGGAAATTATGGGGAGATCCTCAGGTTTTTCTAACGTTATAAATAAACCTGGTATTTTAAAAAGCAATAAAACAGGAAAAGAATTTGACAGTATTATTAATTATGCCAAAGAAAGTGGAGAAAAAAGACAAGAAGTTATTCAAAATGTTGAAAGAGTTCTTAATGATGAAGTAAAAATTATTAAAGAAAATAATGATGTTATTATTGGTGATGTATTTGAACCAGGTAACGTTGCAAAAAGAACTCAAATCTTAGATGAAATAAAAGCTACTAATGAAAAGATTGCTCAAGGTATTCCTGAAATTAAAATAGACATTCCTAAAGCAGAAGTTCCTAAAGTTGAATTACCTAAAACAGAAATACCAATTATTGAAACTACTGCACAAGCAATACCTAAAATTGAACTTATTATAGAACCAACTATCACATTACAAAGAACTCCTGCATTACCAATTGAAACTGTTAAAAAGGTTACAGAAGCTGCAGCAAAATTTTTTAAAGATGAAAATATTATATTAGATAAAAAAAGACCACTATCGTTACAACTTCAAGAATTATGGCAATCTGGTAAATATGATATACCAACTATTTTAAGAAGAATTGCAGAAGATAATAAAATTACCTATGATGAATTTACTTCATTTATTTTTCCAAGCGCTAGAGAATCAGGAAAAGAATTAAATGCTTATTCACAATTAGCAAAAAAATATAAACAGATGTTAGATCCAACTAATTCTTTTGATACAGGAACAGGAACATTAGGATATATAAAAAGATTAGATAATATTCGTATAGCAGTTTTAACTTCAAGGTTATCAACTGCTGTTCGTAATTATATATCTCAAAGCGCAAGAGTTAGTTTAGATGCTTTACAATCAGTAGTAGACTTGGGTTTGCAAAAAGCAATAAGACCATTTGTAAAAGATAAAGTTCAATTTGATAAAGGTGCTGTTAGTCCCATTAGTAATTTTCAAGGTTTAATTAATAACTTTACTCAATGGAATCCTATTGGTGGTTTTAATAGACATAAAGAAATCAAAACATTAAGTAATAAAATATTAGAAAATGCACCAAGAGAAAAAAATAGATTATTTTTAAACTATGCATCAGATGTTAAAAATTATGGTGGGATTAAAGGAGCTAAAGATACTTTAGGAAAAGTAGAAGGAATTGTAGATTTGTTTGGTATATTTAACAAAACTCAAGAATATATAACTAGAAGAGCTGTATTTTTAGCAAGATTAGATGAAGCTGTAAAAGCTAATGGCAAGTTTTATAAAAATAAAAATTTAGAACAATTAGTAAAAGATAACGAATTAAACTTAATAAGAACATCTGAAATTAATGTTGCTGTATCAAAATCATTAGAAGCAACATTTGCCACAGAATATTTACCAAATACTTTACCTGGAAGAATTATCAGTACTATTAAAAACGCTCCGTTTTTACTTACAAATATAATTCCATTTCCTAGATTTTTAATGAACGCCATTAAGTTTCAATATGATTATAGTCCATTACCAATTGTAACATTATTGAGTAAATCAGAACTAGCAAAATTAGCAAAAGGAGATACATCAACTTATAGTAAAGCAGCACTTGGTATGGGTCTTTTATATGCAGGATATGCTTTGCGTAATCAATCTTATGCAGGAGAAAAATGGTATGAATTTAAACTTGGTGAAAGAACTGTTGATGTAAGACCATTTAACCCATTTGCAGGTTATTTATATTTAGGAGATTTATATAAAAGAGTTCAAGAAGGAACACTTAGAGATGTTGATGTAAAAGGAATTGCTTCCGTATTATTTGGAATTAGAGGAACAACAGGAGTATATGTTATTGATTCATTACTTGATCTTCTTACAAGTCCAAAAGTAAATGCAGAAAGTGTAATATCATTTTTTAAAAAAACTGCAGGAGAAACATTAGCAGGATATTTAACTCCATTACAAAATTTTACTGATATATATACTCAATATTTTCCTGAAGCTAGAGCAGTAAAAGAAACAGGTGGTTCAGAATTTACAGGTGCATTTGCTAGAAGATTTCCAGGTTCTAATTTACCAACATTAACTTCTCCAACATCTTATATTGTAGATAAAAATGGAATACCAAGAGCCGCTCCAATATATAAAGAAGATCCGTTATTAACTCAAGTTACAGGATTAAGTTTTATTTCAAAGAAAAATGCTGCTGAAAAAGAACTTGATAGATTAGGTTTTGATTACAGAGAAATATTTAAATCAACAAAGATACCTGAATTAGATAGAGCTTATAAAGATAAGTTTGCTGTTGCTATTGGTTTTGGTTTATCAACAATTGTTAGTCAACCTCAATATCAAGCGTTGCCAGATTCTTTTAAATCTTTATATGTAAAGAAATATTTGGAATCTGCTAAATCAAGCACTAAACAACAAATGCAACAAGATACAAGTCTTGCTCCATATCTTATGCAAGTAAAAATAAATGATCTAGACAAAGATACTAGAAGAATATTGGATGAAGTAGTTGGTATGGATTATCTTGATAATCTTTTAAAGGAGTTAAAAAAAGTAAAATAAAATGAAGTCCCAGTCTCAAAGAAACAACGAACAGATCCTCATATTAAACGGAAAGATTAAGCTAGTAGATCAAAAGATTGACTTATTAATGAATAACCACCTAAAACATATTGAAGATAAGATTAATACTATATATAAGGTGTTATGGTTAGTAGTAACACTAAGTATAGGGGCATTAGCCGATCTCATAGTAAGAGTGTTAAGCAATTAAGTAAAAGTGCAATAGGTGCTATATCAGAATATGAAGCTATTTGTTCTCTTGTCAAACAAGGATATATGGTTGCAAAGTCAATTGACCCACAATGTATCTTTGACTTGGTTGCAATTAAACCAAATGGTACAGTAAGACTCATAGATGTTAAAACAAAATCATACCGCAAAAAAAACAATCACAATATTCACAGATCCCCAAATGAAAAGCAGAAACAACTTGGCGTTGAACTAATGGTTATGGATCAAAAAAATATTTTAAAAGATTTAGAACATAATAAAAATTTAGTAAAAGAAAATAAACTTACAGTTGAACAAAACAAATATAAGAAAAATAGAAAAGAACAAAAATGTTACAAATCATTCAAAGATTTAGTTGATGTTTTTAACAACAAAGAGAAGATGGATAGCGTCAAGTAAGTGTATTAATTATCTATACAACGATATTCGTTGTGTCTTATTAAACAATTGTAAATGTAAAATGGATTACCAAGCAGTCAAAGATAGAATTAAAAAACATGAGGGTTTTAGAAATACTGTTTATTCAGATTCATTAGGTAAATCCACAATAGGTTATGGTCATTTATTAACTGAAGATGATGATTTTGAAGAAGGTATTCAATACGATAAATCTTTATTAGAAAATTTATTTGACAAAGACTTTAATAGATCTGCTTATAATGCAGAACAATTATTAGAAGGCATTGATATTTGTGATACTGCAAGAGAAATTATAATAGAAATGGTATTCCAATTAGGTATTGGTGGGGTTTCTAAGTTTAAAAAAATGTTTGAAGCATTAAGAAAAAAAGACTATAATGAAGCAGCAAAACAAATGTTAGACTCTCAATGGAGAGTTCAAACGCCAAAGCGCTGTGAGGAATTATCAGATCTCATGCGTTCTTGCGCATAACCACTAGATAAAAATATGTTACCCATGTTAGGTGCAATAGCGCCATTAGCAAAAATACTATTCAATACGATTGAAAAATCTGTACCGGATAAAGACTTACAAGAAAAATTAAAAGCTCAATTAAACGAACAGTTACTTAAATCTTCTACTGAAGAATTAAAAGCAGCTGCGTCTATTGTTGAAGCAGAAGCAAAAGCTGGATGGTTCACAGCAAGTTGGAGACCATTGCTTATGTATGTTCTAATATTTGTTTTAGTATTCAATTATATATTTGCACCAATAATTAAAATGATTAGTGGTCATATAGTTGGATTTGATTTACCAGGAGATGTTTGGACATTATTACAAATTGGTCTTGGCGGATATGTAGTTGGAAGATCTGGAGAAAGTATTGCTAAAAGTATAGCAAGCAGACCACAAAGCAAAGAGTAATGAATATATTTAAGAAGATTAATAGCTTTTTAAAAAAATACATTACATTCAAACATGAACCATTAAAATATAAAAGAGTTATAAGATTTAAAAAAGTTATTAAAAAAAGAGGATTTAAAAAATAAGATGAGAAAGAACATTATACCAACAACTATAGTTTTAATACTATGCTTAATCATTAGTGCATCGTCTCAAACAACTACTCAGAACAATGCTTCTGGTAGCAATACTTCTATTACTGGTGGCTATACTAGCACCTCTAATTCAACGTTTGAATCAGGTTCTTCATCTAATTCTACTACAACAACTAATTCTACCTCTAACGCCTATTCAGGAGACACTAGAGTTGCTGCAACCGCAACAGCTCCAGCAATGTCTGCCTTCTCACAAGACTTATGCGTTGTCGGATATAGCGGTGGAGTGTCAACATTCGGAGTAGGAATATCTGGTGGAAGTTATACTAGAGATGAGAACTGCGAAAGAATTAAACTAGCAAAAGTATTAAATGATCTTGGAATGAAAGTAGCTTCTGTTTCTATTCTTTGCCAAGACGCAAGAGTATTTCATGCTATGGAGAACTCAGGAACACCATGTCCATTTGAAGGTAAAATCGGTGCTGACGCAACAGCGCAATGGCTTAAGTATGACAAGTTAAGACCAGATTATAATTTATATGTTGAGAAATTAAGAATTATTGAAGAGACAAAAAAGCAGGAGTCTTTAACCGAAAAAAAGTAGTTAACGAAATAGACGCTTGGTACGAAGCAAAAGAAAATTCATGGTTATATTTTATACCTTTATTATTTGGATTATTACTTCTGTAATTTCATTCTCTCAGACAACAACAACTACAAACTTAACACCTAAAGTATTTACAACAACTAATGGTTGGAGTGGAACTAATCTTTATTCTACTCATGGTAGCGGAACAATAGCAGGGGTTAGTGGTAAATATATTGAGAATACAATTTCACTATCTACTGTTGGATTATCTAAAGCACAAATCAACGAAGGTTTTACTTCAACGCAAGGCGTAGATGTTTGGTTTTGGTCTGGCAATCCAAATCAAAATGTTACTATGACGCAAGTGTTAACAGATAATAATGGTGGGGTAACAACACAGAATAAAATAATACCTTATACTTCTAGTTACTTTAATACTTATACTAACTTAGCTGTTATAGATAAAAACTTACAAAACAATTACAGCATTACAAGTAGATTTTCTTTTTATGAATCTACAAATTCTCCATTTCATTATGCTGCCGATCTAACTAATCCAACTCTATCTATAACTTATATAACTAATCCTACTCCACCTATTGTTATTGCTCCAATTGAAATTGTAACACCAATTATAGAACAAATTAAAATTACAGAACCTGTTGTTGTAGCAATTATTGAAGCTCCAGTTACAGAATCTCCTATTGTAGTTCAGCAATCTCCTGAACCAACAAAGATTAATGAAACAATTCAGTTGGCACAACCAGCACCAGAACAACCAAAACAATCCACAGAGCAACCTAAAGAGGTTAATAAAGAACAAACACAGAACAAAGAAGAGTCAATCAAAGAACAAAAATCTACAAAAGAAGAGTTACCCACAGCTAAAGAAACTACTACTGTTTCTAGTTCAGAAGATAAGTCTGTTAAGACTTCAGTAAGCGAAGAAAAACCTGTTGCAACAAGTACACAACAGGAAGTAAAAACAAAACTAACAGATAATAAAGTAGGAACGGAAGTAAAGATAGCAGAAGTAAAAGTGAAATCAGTACAAGAGATAAAAATTGATGCATTAAAAGTTAATCAACCTAGTTTAAGTGCGTATGAATCTAAACCTTTTTATCAGCAAAGACAAATGGTAGGTATTCCTAATCCTAATTTCTTTATGCAATTACAATTAGAACAAAAACCTATATATGTTAATGTTAATCTAAACGATTACATAAGCAAAGATCCATTGGTTGCTAGACAAAATATGTTAAAACAAATACAAGATGAAGAGGATGATATTATTATCCAATTAGAACAATTAAGAAAAACAAAAGGTTAATATGATAAGTAAAATTAAAGATAATTTAAAAGAGATTATAGCAACTGTAGCAATCGTTGGTGCTATTGGTGGTGGCTTCATTAAATATGGAGAGATTATGTCAAAGATTGATAGTGTTGATCCTGCTAAAGCTGGACAGATTAAACAAGATTTAGCCATTGCACAAAAAGAAATTGAATTACTAAAAGTTCAGATGAAAGAACTTAGAGCAAGCTCATCTAATCCATTAGCAAGATAATGGTTGTTTATAGAGGAGAAAGATTCTCCGGATATAATAAACAGAAGAGAACTCCAGGAGAGAGAAAGAAGTTTGCTGTTCTGGCAAAGAAGGGTAACCAAGTTAAGATAGTTAGATATGGTGATCCTGAGATGAAGATTAAAAAATTTATAGCTGCAAGACGTAAGTCTTTTAGAGCTAGACATAAATGCGATACCGCTAAAGATAAATTTACACCAAGATATTGGTCTTGCAAAAATTGGTAAGAATGATTGATATAAAGAACAGAGGAACGAATGATCTTGAATTTATAATATATAAGTTAAAAAAACGTACTGATGTTTTAGAGAAATTAATAAAAAAATTAAAAGACAAAATTAAATCTAATAAGTAATGACTAAAAAGAAATTCAGACTACAGCATGTAGGATTTTGTAAATCTTGCGCTGTTGAAATTATTAATACAGATTCATTTGTTATCTACGCAGATAGAAAATGTCAGCATGTAAATTGCATGGAGAAAGAATATAACGATGGCGTTTCTAAATCACAACATTCCAGTTTGGAAAGCAAAGATCAGACTAGAGTTTCTATATAATAAAGAAAAACATATAGGAGAAGAAGAGGATTGTTTAATCCATTCTATTACTACATTAGAAGGTAGAACTCCTTTATTTAATATCTTGCTGCCTAATGGCGCTAACTATGCAAGACTTCCAATACATTCTTTCTTTTCAGATAAGTATAATAGAAGTGAAGTAAAAGATTTGCAGTTAAAAGATTTGGCTTATTGGGATTGCTTATCTTATTATGCTGGTATCATTGAATACAATGCACTAGCCACTTCTCAATGTAAGTTTATAGATAGAGATAATAAAATGCACAAAGCTAATTATCAATTCAGTATTGATTATGCTCAACCTGATATGACATTATTAAATGTTACATATTCAGAAGTATCTCAAGAACATAAACACCACCATATATTAGAAATTAATAATACTGATGAATGGCAAGGTAATTATGCGTTAATGCCTAACAACAGAATACTATTTAATTTACCTAACTTTACTGTTAAGGATGGAATACCAGATTACAAAGTTAATTTGGATTATCCAAGTGTTGAGACTGACAGTTGGAAAACAAGTAATGATGATAGTCAATTTTATAACACAAAGGAGTAACTATGCCGCTAACTAAAAAAGGTGAAAAGATAATGAAAGAGATGCAAAAAAATTACGGAAAGAAGAGAGGAACTTCTGTATTCTATGCTTCATTTAATAAAGGTATTATTAAAGGTGTAACTAAAGGTGGAAAAAAATAATGCCAACAGTCAATAGACCAACAGATCCAAAGTTATATGCAAGAATTAAAGCATTAACTAAAAGAAAATTTAAAGTATATCCAAGCGCATACGCTAATGCTTATCTTGTAAAGACTTATAAGAAAAAAGGTGGTGGTTATAGAAAGGTTATGAAATGAAAAACAAATCTTCGTTTTATAAAAATTTTAAAAAGAAAACAGCTAAAGACGAATCAAAAAAACATGAGGGTTCAGAGTCTAAAAGAACTGAATCAAAAGAAACTATGCTTGAGTCTAAAGGTTATGTTGAATTAAAGTCAGGTAAAATGTTTAAGAAAAAAAAATAATGGCTAGTGGTTTAGATAAATGGTTTAAACAAAACTGGGTAGATATACGTTCTAAAAAGAATGGGATGTATCAACCTTGTGGCAGACAAAAAGGTTCAGGTAGAAAATATCCTAAGTGTGTACCTCAATCTGTTCTTAGTGGTATGAGTGAATCTGAAAAACGTTCTGCTATTCAAAGAAAGATTGTAGCTGAAAGAAAATCAAGAATAAATAAGAAACCTAATTACGCAAAGACTTTTGCAAAATAATTTAATATAGGGAGTCTCAACGAAAAACCCCCTATACTTCTACGCTAGATAAAAACAAATATAGACACTTTCAAAATTGACATAGTCAATATTCATTTGGCAGTCTATTTCTCCAATTGAATTCTTTAATAATTAAATTTTTTTATACAATACTTTTAGCACTCTGCGCTTCTTCTTACTATCGTAATATCCATAGTAACCTGTTATCTCTTTCTTTTTAGTCATGTCTCTCTCCTTAGTTGTTTTACAACCTGCAGTACACATACCAATTATTCTTTAACTGGCTATATCTTCAAACTCTAAATCCTTCATACCAAGTTCGTATGCAGCTTTTCTTTTCTTCTCTGCAACTTTAAGCGCTTCTTCTTCTAACTTCTTTTCTTTCTCAAGTAGAGTATAATAACGCTTTTCTATCTTGACTTGTTGTTTAGGATCATGGATTTTTTCCATCTTTTTCTTTTTCCTTTACTTGTTTAATACTAGATCTTAAAAAGCGTATGTTCGTAATGTCCATGCTTTTTAATTCACTAGGTTTTTCTGACTTTGCAGCAACTTCCACATCATCAAAAATCTCTTTAAACTTTGCATTGAATTCGTAAAAATATGTTTTTTCAAATTTCATTTACCGGATATATTTCATTAACCTTCAAAGAAGTTATCTTCGTTAGTTGTTGATGACTTAACTTAATCTTTCTTTGAGGGTATCTTACATCCTTAGATAATAGATTAGCTCTAGCTAAATCATTTACGATTGCATTGGATCTACTTCTGGTAAAGCCAAAGCGATTGCCAATCTCTATTAAAGTGGGAGAATAATTTTTCTCTTTAACAAAGTTAGCTATGTAGTTTAATACATCCGCCTTGACTTTACTTAAGAAGATATAGTCTTTGCCATTCTTTTTATTCATTTTTTATCCTTTGGAAATAAACTATGAACGTTAGAATGTTTATAAGAATCACTACCTGATTGCTTAATAGACTCTAATTCTAATAATAATTGATCCATAAACCATTTGCATTTCTTAGCATCTTCAATTGACTTCTCTAATGTAAGTCCATTCTTTGTGCCGAAACGCATAATGTATTTCATTATAGAAGCTCTAAGATAACCAATCATTTCTACCTCAGTTAACTGAGAGCAGATAGCATGAATAGTCTCTATAGATTTATTCTTATAATGTTCTGGATTAATATTATCGCTCATAAATTAAAACGGCATCTTATCTTTTGTTGACTCTTTAAACGGATTCACTTTAATAGAAATGTCAGGTGCTTTCTCATTCTTCTTAGCTGTGTTAATCCAACCAGAGATAGACCATTTTTTTCCTTCAATCATTCCGCTGCCTGTGTATTGAGGGTCTTGCTTACCTTCTCTACGCTTTGCATTTTTCCATAGAGAAAGTGTATTATCATATTTGTTATCTGCCATTGTTACTCCTTGTTCTAACTGTTTGTTCTGCTTTTTTTCTAGCTTGTAGTATTGCGTTGTAGAAGTCTTGATCTTCAACTTGCATAAAACCTAGCTTCTCAGAATACTGCGACCAAATTTGTTGCAAGTTCTTTTCTAATATTCCAGGTGTTGTTGAAAATTTTTCTGCATCTTGTATCTTAGTAATTATGTCATCTCTAGATTCATCTGTAGATTGAGATTTAGATTGTACATAAGTGTTACTAAAATTTTGTATTGGATTTGATTTAACAAAATCATTCATCTCTTCAAAGGTTGCTAGTTCTGAACCTGCAAATCCTGATATACCTAAAGCTCTACCAATAGATACTGATTCTATCTTCTCAAATTCTTTATCTTTCTTAACTGTTTGTTTAGAGTGTCCAGTTCCAATTAACTTTCCATCTATAAATATTTCTGTTTGAAACATTGCCAATCCATCAGGGTATGACGTTGTTGTTTTAACGCATAGTCTTTCACCAAACTTCTGTCTTACAAAGTTTAGTCTATCAACTACTTTAAGATATTTTCTACCTTGAATATTAATGAAACTGTCTTTGGTGTTTTCACTAAATTCCTTGATAGCATCTATCAGGTTTATGCTCTCCATTTTTTCTCCTTTGTTATTGTTAATCGTTTTCATATCCCAAATAAATTTCTAAGAGTTTCAACTGCAACCAATGCAAGCATAGCTATAATAAATATTTCAAATCTATCGCTGTTCATTTTTTATAATAATTTAAAAATCTAGTTATATATTCTTCAGGTACATCATTCCAAAAGAAGTCTTGCTTTTTTCTTATGTCTGAAAAATCTGGTTTAATAAGTCTAGCTAAAGCATAAGGATCTCCATTGGCTAACTTTAATTTCTGTTCCCATATTTGTTGATACATAACCAACTCATCTAAATAATGTTTTAAGTTCTCAGGTTTTAAATCATCAC